GTTATGCAGGAGGTGCTGGAGGCGGTGGTGCTACTGCTTCAGGTGGTGCTCCAAGTGGTTCTTATCCTTTTACAGGTGGAGCTGGTGGTAACGGAAGTAATAATTTAAGTGCTTGGGCAACTGCAACATCTACTGGAGATAGTGGATATTACGCTGGTGGTGGTGGCGGTGGTGGTTGGTGTGGCCCTGGAGGAAATGGTGGCGCAGGTGGTGGAGGTGATGGTGGTGATACTCCAGAAGCTAACGCACCAAGCGGTTCTGCTAATACTGGCGGAGGAGGTGGTGGATCAAACGCTGCGAGTCCAGCAAGAGTAGGTGGAACAGGCGGTAGTGGTATAGTAATAATAAGATACAAATTTCAAAATTAGGTAAATTATGGCAAGTAAAATAAAAGTAGATAACATTACAGACCAAGACGATAACTCGGTTATCTCTAGATGTGGTTCAACACATACGGTAACTGCAGAAGTTTATAAAGCAGACACAATTAAAGATACAAGTAATAACACTTATCTTGCAAAATGTGGATCGACTGTAACTTTAGGTGGTTGTGGTCAAACATTAGTTCTTGCTGCAGGAACAACAAATGAATTAGGTGGTGGAGGTGTTGATTGGCAGACTACTCCAAAGACAGCAAATTTTAATGCTTCTGCAGGTGAAGGTTATTTTCTTGATACAACTTCAAATGAAATTACAGTAACATTACCAACTGGTGTTGCTGGAGAATCAGTAACTATTTTGGATTATGTATCAAACGCAAACACAAACGCTATTATTTTTGCTCCACAATCTGGAGAAAAAATTGAAGGTGGAACTTCTGGTCAAGGTGTTACTGCAAATAGACAAGCAACAACATTAACTTATTCAGGCGCTACTCAAGGTTGGTTAGTATCTTCTTCTGGAGACTCTGGACCTATAGTTGCTCCAACAATTACTTTTACTACTGCTTCTGGATCACTAGGTTCAATTGCAGGACCGACAGAAAGAGGAGATCCTAACACTTATTTATCTCCTGTGACAGGGACTTCATCATTTGGTACAGTAAGCTATTCTATTCAATCAGGAAGTTTACCAGCGGGTTTAACTCTTAATTCAGCAACAGGTGCTTTCGTTGGAACTGCTACTCAACAAGTAAGCTCTGTAGTTTCAAATTTTACAGTTCGAATTACAGTCACTGAAACAGGAACTACATCAGATAGAGCTTTTTCTATTACCGTAAATTCAGATGCATTGTATGTTTCAGCATCAGGAGGATCGGTATCGACTTCAGGAGATTTTAAAATTCATACATTTACAGGCCCTGGAACATTTACTGTATCATGTGCAGGAAATGCATGTGGATCAAATTCAGTAGATTATTTAGTAGTAGCTGGTGGAGCTGGTGGTGGAGGAGATGGAGCTGGTGGTGGAGGTGCTGGTGGTTACCGTATTAGTTATCCAAATCCAGGAACAGGTGGTTTACCTGTTTCAGCGCAAGGTTATCCTATTACAGTCGGAGGTGGTGGAGGTGCAGGTTATCCAACACCAGGTGATCCTGGTGGAAATTCAGTTTTTAGTTCAATAACATCAGCTGGTGGTGGCGGAGGTGGTGGAGGTAATAATTCCCCTAATCGAGCAGGTCAAGCTGGAGGATCTGGTGGTGGTGGAGGTGCTAGAGCTGGTAGTCCAGGAGCTGGAAATACTCCTCCTGTAAGTCCGCCTCAAGGAAATCCTGGAGCAAATCCTGGAGCTGATACTTCAGGTGGCGGTGGCGGAGCTGGTAGTGCAGGATCAAATCAAAATGGAGGATCTTCATCAACTTCAGATATTAACGGATCAAGTGTGGCTAGAGCTGGTGGTGGTGGAGGCGGTGGTGGACCCGGGGGACCCGGCGGTTCAGGTGGCGGTGGTGGAGCTGGAGCAGGAACACCTCCTAGTCAACCAGGTTCTGCAGGTTCTGCTTCAGGTAATTCAGGCAGTGGCGGTGGTGGCGGAGGAATGTCCAGTAGACCAGGTGGAAATGGTGGTAGTGGAATTGTAATAATTAGGTATAAATATCAATAATTATGAGTGAAATAAAAGTAAATAAAATAACACCAAAACAAAATTGTACTCAAGTCACTTTGGGAGATAGTGGTGATACATTTGTTATTCCTAGTGGTGTAACAATCACGAACAATGGGACACAGACAGGTTTTGGTCGTACAGGTACAGTGGATTGGGATACGACTGCAAAGACAGCTTCATTCACAGCGGTTTCAGGAAATGGTTATTTTGTAAATACAACTTCAGGAGCTATTACAGTTACATTACCAGCAACTCCAAGTGCTGGTAATATAGTTTCAGTTTCAGATTACAATGGTACAGCTTCTACAAATGCAATCACACTTGCAAGAAACGGTTCAAATATAAACGGAGATGCCTCTGACTACATAATTACAAAAGCAGATTCTGCTGTTACACTTGTTTATGTAGATGCAACAGTTGGTTGGACGTCTGTACAAACTTCTAATGTTTCTGATAATAAAAGTCCATTTCTTACAGCTACAGGCGGCACAATCACAACTTCAGGAGATTATAAAATACATACATTTACTGGACCTGGAACTTTTACAGTTACAAATGCTGGAACAGGATCACCATGTTCACCAAGTAGTGTAGATTATTTAGTAATAGCAGGAGGAGCAGGTGGAGCTTCTGGTTATGGTGGCGGTGGAGGAGGAGCAGGTGGTTATAGAGAATCTTCTGGTGCGGCAAGTGGTTGTTATTCAAGATCTCCATTAGGAGCATGTGTAAGTGCTTTACCAGTAACAGCTACATCTTATCCAGTTGTAGTTGGTGCAGGAAGCGCAGGTGCAACTAATATTCAACCAAGTTCAAATGGTTCTAACTCAACTTTTTCAACCATAACTTCTGCAGGTGGCGGATCTACAGGCTATAATAGTCCAGGTCAAGCAGCAAGATCAGGAGGTTCAGGTGGTGGTGGAACAGCAAGTGCTCCTAATTTAGGAGGAAACGGAAACACACCTCCTGTTAGTCCCCCTCAAGGTAATCCTGGAGGAACTGCAACAACTTCTGGAAATCACGTTGGTTCTGGTGGTGGTGGAGCAAGTGCAGCAGGAGGAAATGGTACAAACACAGGACCAGGAAAAGGTGGTGATGGTGGAAATGGACAAACAAGTTCAATTAACGGAACGCCAACTACAAGAGCAGGAGGAGGCGGTGGAGCTAGAGAATCTTCTAGTCAACCTTTAAAAGGTTTAGGTGGTTCAGGTGGTGGTGGCGATGCAGGTATTCAACCAGGTAGTGTTGGTCAAGCTGGAACAGTAAATACAGGAAGTGGAGGCGGAGCATCTGGAGGAGTTGATCCACAACCTTTTAGTGATGGTGGTGCAGGCGGTAGCGGAATCGTAATAATAAGGTATAAATACCAATAGTTGAATGAACAAAATTTATAATATATAATAGGAGATAGTTATGGCACACTTTGCAAAATTAGGAGCGAACGGAAAAGTTATTCAAGTATTAACACTTGATAATAAAGATATGTTAAACGCTGATGGAATTGAAGACGAAGCAGTAGGTCAACAATATTTAGAACAACACAATAATTGGCCTGCACAAATGTGGATTCAAACTTCATACAATACATCTGGTGGCGTTCACAAAGATGGTGGTACACCTTTTAGAGGTAATTACGCAGGTATAGGTTACACTTGGGACGAAGATGATCAAATCTTTTGGCCTAAAAAACCTCATGCATCTTGGGTAAAACACATCGAATCAGCTTCTTGGAAATCACCTATCGGTGATGCTCCAGCATTAACAGAAGAACAGACTTCACAAAACGAAGCAGCTACCCATAGATGGGGTTATGTTTGGAATGAAGCTAATACAACTTGGGATTTGACAGACGCTTTAGCATAATTTATACATGGTGGTGGTATGCAAAAGAAAGTATTAACAGAGCAAAGTTTATTCTATGGTGATGTTGATATGCCGAAAGGTTTTGAGATAGACCAAGAAAAACTTACCAACGATATTTTACAATCATCATTTACTAACAAAGAATTTCCATTCTCAAGAACTTGGGATATGTTAAATACATATATGAGAGACTTTATTGGTCTTGATTATGGTATTAGTTTAGTTAACAAAGATTCTTGGGGTGATATTTATAAACCTAGTCAAGTATCTAAACCTTTATTAAATGTTGATCCAGTAGATCTTCGAAACTCACCTGACTTTACAATGCTTTACGGAGTTAAAGTTGATAAGTGTTGGGTAAGAATACATTTTGATGATAATAGACGTAAAGGAAGAAGTTGGGACATAGAACTTAAAAAAAATATGTTTGTTATGTTTCCATCTACTAATATGTATATTGTATCAAATGATCAGAAAGATAGTTTGAATTTTGTTCAAACCATAACTTATGAATATATCTAATTACTATTGGTATTTTACTGGTGTGCTTACACCAAAGTTTTGTGACGATGTAATAGCTTACGCTAATCAACAAGAAGAAGTAATGGCTAGAACAGGTGGCTATGGTGATAAAAAATTATCTAAAGAAGAAGTTAAAGATTTAAAAAGAAAAAGAAACTCTGATTTAGTTTGGTTAAATGATACTTGGATATATAAAGAATTACACCCATA